ATCGGAAAACAGAGTTGATTTGTATCTCATAGATTCAGATGGATTACTGCAAAGACGCGAGAACGCACACGTTATTCAGCACGAAATGGCTCACGCCATATTATATGATGTATATGGAAGTTATGGTGGATTATGGGTAGACCTCGTACACGATAATCAAAAAACATTTAAAATGAATATACTATTTAATGGTAAGAAACAATTTGAAATGAATGTTATTGATATAAGACCGTACCTTAAAAAAATACAATTAGCCTGATATTATTAGTATGCCATATATGGATACTATGAAAGTTACAGGGTGAGCGTCCATAACGAAGGCATTCAGAAGAAATAAATATGGCGATATGGTAGGTAAGTCTAATGGAATCTAAAGAATCAAGAACAGCGGAAGATAAGATATATGAATTACAGTCATATAGGACAAGAATTCTCGGAGACCTGGAAAGTCCGCATACTGAAGAAGAAGTCGGTTGGCTGCATGAAAGATTAAAATGCGTAGAGAATGAACTTAGGCGGTTTGGCGAAAATTCAGGATAGAAATGTCAGATAAGCCGTGTACGTTGTGTGGGTGCACTGATAGTAATGGTATATATGAAAAATATAAAGGAATGGTAGATCATGTGTTTTTTGAGGAGAATGAGTATCCATGAGAAAGTGGGGTACTAGGAATTTATTTACCCCCAAAATGTTGATACTTGGTGCCGCAGTTTATATTTTAATACAAATAGGATTCATGTTAGTAAAAGGAACATCATTTCAGTTTTTCCTTGTAATCAGGATGTAATTCATCCATTTTGTAAGTATTTGGTTTTATGTATCCCTTCTTAATACCATGTTGATAACATTCATCGCAGAAGTTATGCTTCTTATCACAGTCTGGACACAGGCACAGATGTCCAGTACCTTTTTCATAAAACTCATTGCAGCAATCACATTCAGGCATGATAAAAAAATATTGATTAGGTATTATAAACCTATTCTGCTGTTCCACATTTGGCACAACCTCTCTTTATCACTTTATTATCCCGTGATAACTCAAACGTTCCGCCTTCTTCCTTACCGCAGCAATCACACGTCATATAATACTATAATAATATGAGTCATATATATAGTTACATGGGCAAAGAGTTAGATCCGTGTATTTTATGCAGAGAGCAAAAAGCTAAAATTCTAGGCAAGTATTGTTCAAAATGCTATAATTCCTTACGGAAACGATAAAACCATTTACTATACCACACAATACATTTATATAATGATGATAATATAAACCTAGCATGGCAAACATAAAAGACGATCCTATCATTAAAAGACAATATGATGAAGCATTACGCAGACAAACGGAACTGGAATTAGAAGTAAAATCTCTAAAACTTGCATTACGAGAGTCATATATACGACATGACATACTTGCAGATAAGTTAGAAAAAGCAGATCCAAGGAATGCCATGGCTGCCATAACAAAGGGTGCAAAGAAAGAACACATAGGTGATATGTCAGTATATGTAATAAGACATATAATTTGGTATATAACAAAAGTTCTTGACACAGAACATGAGAGAGTCCAGTCATTTGGTTCAGATTGGAGAGAAAAATTGCAACTCCTGGTACAAAGAGAAAAACAACTTTCTAAATGACAACCGTAGAGTTTTTCAACGACGGAGAGCCTGAAATGAGAAACAGGATAGAAGTGCAGAAGAAAAAACTTGTAGAGATGTATGATGAGTTGCAAGAACTTAAAAGGGATCCAAAAGTAAATGATAGAAAAATCAAAGTTCTAGGAAGACAGATTACGAGGCAGAATTATCATATAGGCAACACAATATCTGAATTGAATAAATTCCTAGAGGAACAGAAATGACTTGTAGAAGATGTGAACCATTACATGAATCAATAAACCGGGGAAGGACCACTGTTTCCTGTCCCTGCTCATGCCATGATGTGTATGACCAAATAGATAAATCTGGTAATACTGGCAGAGTTACATTACAAACAGACGGAACTTTTAGGTAGAGCCGGCTCGCAAGTTCCGGTCCTTCAGAAGATTAATCCTCCTGATATGCAAGCTCACACCACTCTACAACATTATGTATATATTTATATATATAGGTTTCATGTGTAATTATCTATATATATAGGTCTTCCCTTAAAAAAGACATTTTATTATTACAGTTTTAGTTATCTTTATATATAATCAGTATCTAGATATATCTTCATGGTAGAAGAAGATGCATGCGACTGCAGTAATTGTGATTGTGACTCACATGAAGAGTGCGATTGCGACGACTGTGAATGCTGCTGCTAAGGTTTAAATTAGCCTTTAAATACTAAATGCTATGGAAGATACAAAGACCATAGCACTAAATGTACTTGATATTAATTCTAGAATAAAGGATATTCAGTCCAAGTTACACATACTGCATAACGAACTAGATGAACTACATTCCATGCGTGACGAATTAATTGAAAAATTAGGAAAAAATCAGGAAAATTCTAAAAAATAATAATCCTTATAAGATACGTTAGTTCATTGATTTATATATGGGCATTTATGATTCCTTTCGCAATATAGGACATAATCTCATAAACTTAACCAAATCATATACTGAGACAACGTCACGTCCTGCAATAATGCAGCCATATATGGCTACCGACACAGGAGCAAAATTACCAATTTTTCCATATCCTCTTATCATGCTATATGAACTTGCAGACAATGTAGACGCACTACGTATTCCAATAGAGACTCTAAACAGGGAGATGTTCAAGAATGGGTTTGAGGTAACTGAAAAATTCAAGTACAAGTGTAATAATTGTGAGAAAGAGTTTCAATACAAGCCAATAAAAAGCATTGGTGTGGAAGGATTGCCTGATACCCCCTCAAGTACAAGTGAACTTGGTAAAGCAGACACAAACAATGATGGTATATCAGAGTCTGATAATGGTGATGACCAAAAAGATCCAGATAAAGACGGATTCAAACAAAAAGAGCCAGATAAAGACGGATTAAAACACAAGGAAATAGATGTTTTAGAGTGTGATGAATGTGGCAGCAGGGATCTGCGTAGACCAAAACCGGAAAACAGGAAGGTTTTAGAGAGACTATATGAGAAATTTATCAATAATAACGACCAAACTATTATGGAAGTACTGAGGCAACTTGAGAGAGACTTAGAAATTGCTGATAATGCATATATGTTGTTACTAAAAAATTATAAAATTGACGATGAAACTGGAGAGATTAACGAGGAAGGTACAGAAATTAAGGAAATTTTGAGAATAGATCCGCCGCAGGTAGCCATGATAGCAGATTCTGATGGAAGAGTAGGGTTTGATGACAAAAGAATACCAGTTTATGTGTGTCCACACTTTGAACATCGTGACAGAAGACTCACGTCAGAGTTCTGTACAAGGATTGGAAAAGAACATAGCATACCAGTAAGATCATTGAGGGCAGTAGCAGAGGTTTCCAGTGTTTATTCAATCGGAATACCGCAACCAAAGAGGGTAATTTATGCAGAGGGTGAGATTATATGGAAAGCAGGTAAATACAAACCTGGTTTAATCTACGGATTTTCACCAATCTATGCAATGTGGTCAAAAGTAATGGCTCTAAGCCACATGGATGAATATATTAGAAAATTTTTTGATAAAATGAGACCTCCAAGAGGTCTTTTGGTTATAGCATCAAGAAACTATGAGACTTTTAAGAAGGCGTGGGATCAATTAGAGGACAGGGCACAAGAGGATCCATACAATATACACCCAATGATGGTGGAATCAGAAAAAGGTGGAAGAAATATTGCACAGTGGATTGATTTTACGGGAAGCCTGAAGGAATTACAATTCATTGATATAAGAAGAGAATTAAGAATGATTATAGGTGCAATATATGGTGTCCTACCACTATATTTCGGTGAATTACCAAGCGGTTGGAGTCAGGAAGGAATGCAGGTCACTATCACGAACCGTGCAGTAAAGTGGGGACAGGAAGTTTTGCACGATTCATTCTTAGCAAGATTATCAAAAATATTACGTGTTGATGACTGGACTTTAAAACTTAAAACAGGAGAAGAGATTGACAAATTACGTGATTTACAGATAGAGTCACAGGAAATTGCAAACATGAAGGAACTACAATCAATGGGATTTCCTGTAGAGAGAACACACCAGGGACAATGGAAGGTTGGCAAGATTCCTACTTTTGCTCAAAATCCTATTACTGGAACTGGAAGAGATAGAGGAGCTGGAGCACCAAAGGAACAACAGTCTGATTTCGAAGGACAACCAATGAAAAGAAGACCGTCTGATTTGGGTGGACAACATCAGGGTTCAGTGGCAAGCGGACCAAAAACATCCCTCAGTGCAAAAGCATATGAATCTTTAGGATACTTGGTAAATAACCCAAAAGGACACTCTTATGATTTCTGGGAGAACAAATTACTACAGAAAGGATTCTCCACATATGAAATAGAAGAGGTTATATCTACCTGGTTTAAGGAAGAGAAAAAATCAGGAACATTATACATGCCATTAAATCCTGACAGAGATCATCCTGGACAGAAAGAAAAGCCACATTTAATAGAAGGCACTCATGAAAATACTGAAATAGAGCCAACCGGAAACAGGGATGGGGACAAATGACCACAGAATTAAATCCTTATCGTGGAATTACAAAAGAAAATTATTACAAGGTAAGAGAGATTCTTATGAAAGCAATAGAGTCACCACAGACTCCATATCCACATGTCATAGCTAAACAGATAACAGAGGAAACAGGAATGCCTCTTGATGAGTCACGGGCACTGGTCCAAGAGGAATTTGTTATGGCCATGGGATGGACAAAAAATGAAGGACGAGACGTTGATAGGCATTAGGAAATGTTATCCTGTGTCCTGCAAACAAGATTATTTTTATATACCAATATGTAGTTGTTGTAATTGGACTTGAACGGAAAAATAGGAGATTTTGAATTTGAATCATCTGGAGATACTGTCATCATAAAAGGTAATGGAATGAAAGACGTTGTATTAAGAACAGGAGAAAGGATTTCTATTAAAATAGACGGCAGAATTGAAAAATTAACCTGGACTGGTAAAAAATTCGAATAAAATGCCAACAAAACTACCTGTTTATGGTGAGAATAATACAGCCACAAAAAAACTGTGGGAGGTACACCAAAAAAATGAATATACAAGAGTAAACAACTATAAGGAAGGTCTATGTTATGATTGTTTTTCTAATAGAGCTGTTGGTGCGACAATAGTAGATGTTTGTACAAAATGTATGGAAAAAAGAGGAACAGAGACAATTTTAGCGGTTGTGAAGATGAATCATTATGGTTTGTGTCTTTTCTGTGACAGCTATCAGTTTAGTGTGTTTCAGATTAATGTGAGGATATGCCAGAAATGTTTTTATAGAATTAGAAACATCATACACAATCTAAAAAAAATCGGAACAGATAAGAAAGATCCGTTCTGGCAGAAAATGAGAAAGAAGCAGGGGAAGGATTATAATATATTGTTTTCCCCGGAAATTAAGAAGTTTTAACGACGAAATTTATCCTGTTATTTACAATATCATAAAATCTATATTCATAATCTATCTTTATCTTTTTCTTTATTTCCTTATCAGTTAACACTCTATCAACATGCTGCCTGGCTATTGGTTTTCTAAATAATTTTGGGTGGAACTCCAACATCTTATTTTTTGGGTTAAAATATACTTTTTCATGTTCAATCAATACCTCATCTCCATCCTTATATTCATCAACATCACCATTAATGAAGTGTACTATAGAATGATTTAACATAGGAACAGATCTTTCGTCCATTATTTTTGTAACCATCCATAATGAATCAGTTTTAGGTTTATAATATATATCAACTATTGGAACTTTATATTCGTCTCTATAGTCTTTATAATATACGTCATATGTTTTTTTATCGTAAACATATATGGAACTTGACATGTTCTTTATATATTAATACCACATATTAAGCTTATGAAAAAAGCAGAAAAATGTGAACGATGTAAGAAGAAAATGTATGGTTATAGTGATAGTGTTCATGATATATGGTTATGCTGGAGGTGTGGAAAGTTCGCTGGAACAACCAGAATACACGATGATTTTACGGAACTTATAATGATGAATCCTCTCATAATTATAGATTTAATACATGACGGCTGTCTTAAACCCATCTGAAATCTTTTTATAATCAATAACTTCATTATGATTTATGGATACCATAGATATTATAACAATATTATCTTCGATAGGAATAATAACATCAGTAATCGTAGGCACGATTAAAATCACCAGCAAGATATCAGATTTACAGGCGTCTGTGGTTGAGGCAAAATTAATTGCGGCTGAAGCAAAAAATGATGCTATGGAAGCGAAAGACATGGTGATAAGAGAAATAGACCACTCTAGAGATACACATAAAGATATATATAATAAAATTGAGCGTAAAACCCCGGTGTAAATTTATATATGACATAGTTGTTGTTTTGTTCTATGAGCGAACTAGTAAGTTTGTGTGTAGTTGCCGCCGCTGCTGCAGGTGCTATAATAAGTACCATTCGCGGAAGAGTGCACTCTGGACAAAATTATTCAGTGAAAAAGTCAATCAGTGCTCTGATAACATCAGTTTTCACTGCGTTTGGCATCGTGAATCTTGTAGGTGCTCCAGAACAACTATCACAGGTAGGCTGGGTTGGTCTTGTCCTTGCAAATCTATTGCTTGGGTACGGTGTAGACCAAGGCATATCAGATCTGGATAAATAGACGAATATCCAGAATATCTTTTTTATTTAATCACGTTGTACGTAAAAATCTTTATTAATGATGTCTATTTATAAATGTTACATGGACAAAGACGACTCTATAATATTTTTTAGTAAACTAATTACAAAATCTCTTACTGCTACAGAAAGCGACAGAAGGATGTTTGAGGGAATATTATCAGTAGAAATGGTAGATAAGCAAAATGAGATAACTATAATTGATGAATTAATGAAGGTTCTTCCGATTTGGGTTGCGAGAGGGGCACCAATATCAGATACTCATAGCAACAGAATAATTGGACGTGGAATTAATTATGCAAAAACAGTAGTCAAGGACTTAGATGGTACTGAATTACCTGCGATAACGATCCAGGGGGAAATATTCAAAGACTATGAATTGGATAATCAAGTATGGGAAGGAATAAAATCAGGAAGTTATAGAGGATTATCATTTGGTGGTGCAACAAAAGCAAACAGAAAACCAATATTACAAAAAGACGGCAGTACATCATATGCATTATTAGATCTAGAACACTATGAAGTTGCAGTGTGCCCAGACCCTGCCGTACCACTAGCATTAATAACACAATTCAATCCATTAGCAAAAGCAAATATGGGAGATAAAGCAACAATGCGTGATGACAACACGATGGTGATAAGATGTACAAAATACGGATGTCATATTAAAAAAGATATGGAATCACAACCAGGTCATTTCTCTGATACTAATTTAGTGAGAGATTCCAATCAAACCAGAGATCCATATAAAAAAGAACATGAGATATCAAATAGAGGATATAGATCTGATAATAATACAAAAAAATTTGAGGGATCGGTAGCAAGAATGATGGTAGAAGAAGAATTAAAAAGATCTGGAACTGATAAAAACCCCAAAGAAGAACCTAGAGGTAAAGAAGAACTTATAGGTAATATTGATTCACGCGTTGACGAAACTCCCAGAGGTACATCAAAATCCACATGGGAGAATAAATCATCATGGGAAAATCTTCCTTCAGAATTAAAAAAATGGTGGTTAGATGAATTCAAAAAAGTATTCGTGGGACATGGTATTGATGCATCAGATGGTTCTAGAAACGAACAACTTAATGTAGATAAAGATAAAACGAAAGAAGATTATGATTTAACGGGAATAGTAGAAGATCCTAAAGAAAGAAAACCAAAAGAAAAATACTCGAATCCAGGGCAAACAATGTCTGCAAACGAGGGAGTTAGGGGAAAATTAGAAGGAATAAATGAAGACGAAAAACCAGAAGGGTTAAAAAAAGCAGACATAATGTTTGGTAATAATACAGGAGTAAAAGGCTCATATGATACAGCGGAGCAGGGTCCAGATGATACAAGACAAATAACAGAAGTAAGAGACGATAAAAAGAAACTTGGTCCTCTTGCTGCCATGATAGGAGGTCAAGTAGCAGGCAGCGCGATAGGAGGAGCTATGAGTGGTGGTTCCTCAGGTGATTCTGATAAGTCGGAAGAAAAAGAAGACGGCAAAAAGAAATTCCTGGGGGATAAACTATCAAAAATAAACCTACTCCTAATAGCTAAAAGAGTACAACTAGAATTATAAATCCCCCAAAACGAGATATTTATATACTCGCAACATTTATATTAGACAAGGACATGGCTGAAGACAAAAAACCTGAAGAAGTAGACAAACAACCTAAAACTAAGTTCGTTGACATGGCAGACAAATCAATCGAAGACACTTTATCAAAAATCCAAGAAGGCATCGCAAAATTCGATACTTCTAAACTTGAAACAAAAATTGATGAAATCGGCAAAAAAGTCGATGGATTCGAGACTAGAATCAAGGCATTGGAAACACCAACAGACTTGCCTCTAAAACCAGCAACAACTGATGATGAGGACATTGGTGCAAAGGTAAAGGTTCCAGATACATACCAGTCAAATTCTCAGCAAGCTTCAATCAGAGATTCTGATCCAAAGAATGACAGACCAGCAGATGGTTCAGGTCTAGAGATGCAAGAAAAAGCAATAACCAGTGTAGAGAAATCTACTAGGGTTAAGAATGTAGAGTATTCTACTGAAACTCCCAGACCAAATGTATCACTTGAATCAGTTGAAAAATCCAAACAGGGCGATTTTAGCCCGATTTTGAAAGCTGCACGAGACGGTGGTTATGATGGACTTTCACAAGTTGCAAGAGATATTCTTTCCGGCAAATTCTACAGACCAAATCCAGATGAGGTAGCGACATGGTAAAGATAACTACTATCGATGAGTTAGAAGCTCTATACTATGGCTACAACAGAAACCTTTTAAGAAAAGCAGACGCTCCAGTCTTAACATCCACATCTGGCGTTTTCAACGCTATTTATGGTGCTTATGCATGGGCTCAGCTTAACCTTGAGGCAAATGCATTCGGTATCCTGCCAAAATATCCATGGGATAAGTCAGGATGGCGTTTCATAACTGCAAGGTCAGCTCTTAACACAAGCGGCATTACAACCTTAGGTGGTACTGCTGAAGGTGGTTCTATTGCAGAAACCGTTAAACCAACTCTGGCAGAAATCGATGTAAGACCAAAGACAGCACAACTACCATTTAGTGCGTCAGAAGTTATGGAGTGGCTCGCCACACATAGCAAAGACGATATTTGGGGTGGTCTTGGCTCACTAAGATTATTCATGGCTGTACAACACAAGGAAAATATTAATAAAATGCTTCTAGCAGACGTCGAAAATGATGCTGCTAATGCAAGTGCAAACCACTCGGGTACAAATAATTTTGAGACACTTGACAGAATCGTATCAGCTGACGCTGAAGAGGATGCATTGGGCGGTAGTTATACCGACTTTTATGATCCTTGGAAGGGAGCAACATCAGTAGTAGACAGAGATACTGGAACTACATTTGACTCCACAGTTGATTCCGCAAGTGGAACAATCGGTACCAATGGAAGACTGACTGATGATACAATCAGAACACATCTGAGAAAGATTAGAATTGCTGCAGGAAAAGATCCTAACGTATTCTTAGGTTCACAGGAAGTTTACTCCGAGATTCAAGGATTGTACTTGCCACAAGTTCGTATTGCAAATCCATACGGCGAGGCTCTAGTACAAATCGATGTGAACGGAATCCAGACCTTCAAAGGTACAGGCGTAGGAATTCATGTAGACTCTATCTACGGTGTTCCATTCATTCCAAGCAAAGACGCACCAAAGAACTCAAGCGATACTTCTGAAATAGGAAGATTGTTTGCTCTTGATGTATCTGATGCAGAGGGATATGGTTACCCAAGATTAGGTATACAAATTGCAATTCCAACAGAGTACTATGAAGCAACAAGACGTTCACCAGGATATCCATTCATTAACAATGCATTTGTTGAGAAAGGGGTATTCAGAACAATGGGAGAAACTGTCTGTAGACACTTCAAAGCTCAGGGTAAAATCAGAGATATAAAGCTTTAGGGGAACTGAGACATGACTCTAACGATATCTACCAGTGAATGGGAACAAGCCGGCGTAACTCCACAGAATAAAAGCATTCAATCTGCCTTAAACAGCAAGTTGAGCATATATGCTGTGAAAGTAACATTCGGCTCTGCAGATACTTACTCTACAAACGGAGTAAGTGCAGATCTCAAAGATCCGGGAAGAATTTCAACGTTAGTGGCAGTTGTTCCAACATACACTGATACTGGATTTGTCGTTCAATACGATAAGGCAAATCAGAAGATCAAGTTGTACGGGGAAGAGCAAGTCTCAGGTGAAACAACTCCAGGGGCTGCTCTAAATGAGCTGGCTAACGGAAGCACTCTAACCCAAAGCAAAGTATTTGAATTTCTAGTGTTCGGATACTAGGATTCATCCATATTTTTTCTTTTTTTAAGTAATCTTTTTATACTAACATTATAAATGTATTAATATGGTAGGCATAACTAATCAAATTACTGACGCATTAGGTGCTTCTGACGTTTTAGTTAAAGCTGGACATGGAATTATTAAAAGAGTATTTGTGACTCTGAAAGGATCATCTGGTGACAAAATGGTACTAAAAGATGGCACTACTGGAAGCGGTTCCGTAATAACAACCATTCATGGTGAAGACACACAGAATATGGTTTGGGTCGACGTTCCATTTGTAAGTGGACTTTATGCAGATTTCACGGGAACTACTGCAAGATACATAATCGCATACGAATAAATCTAATAAACTTTAAGTACTAACAACACTTTTCTTTTATATATGGCTACAACTTATTGTACTATAACACACGTGGCTGATTTTCTTAGGATACCAATAGATAAAAACAGTGTTCCAAACACAGACCAAGTTGAGAAACTAATAAACAGAAATGAAGATAAAATAGAAAGAAGGACTGGTCACGCGTGGAGGAGTAGAACCATAACAAATGAAGTTCATCATTTACCATTAATATATACATTTGGGTGGGGGACACCTATATATTTACAACATAGAAACATAAAAACAATAGATTCTGCACAGGGAGATAAAATAGAAGTGTGGAACGGTTCTTTATATGAAGACATTACATCTACAACAAGTGGATTTAATTTAGAACCATTTTATGGTGTTCTACATTTAAGAGGATATTTATTTTCAATTTTAAGGGATAGAAGGATACGAGTGTCTTACAGGTTCGGTGATACAACAGTTCCAGGGGACATAGAAGAAGCATGCATTAAGCTCACGGCAATAGATATTGTTGGCGCTTCCTTTAGGATGGACATATTACCAATGGGCTCACAAGGTATTTCCCCTACAGAAGCAATAGAAAGATGGAAAGAAGACGTTGATAGGATAATCAGAAACCGCGAAGAAATATTTATCATACCGTAATATGTTCAAATTTAAAAAATCAGCCCTTAATGAAGTAGGAGAGAAACTTCTTCATGACATAGGAATAGACTTAAGAGGAAAACTTAGGGAAGAGATAAGATTGATGGGTTATAAATATTCCACAGCTAGGAAAGTTAACTTTTATGAAAAAGATAAAATAGTTGGTTCTCATGCATACTCTATTGCGGTTTTGGATTCTGGCAGGGTACCAGGAACATATCCACCATTTAAAAAGATATTTTATTGGGTAAAATACATAAAAGATAATGGGGCTTTTGCAGGAAAAGATTTTGAAACTTTGAAATCGATGACTGGAAGGGTAATGAATAAGATAAAATATGAAGGAATAGATGCAACGTGGTTTGCAAAAAATGTTTTGAAGGACTTTACATCATGAGTATAACTCTTTATGACGCAATGGATGATTTACTTGATCTGCTTTCAACTAACTGGACAAGTAATGGAGGAGAAAAACCAGAGATTACAAAGGTCTGGGATAAGAAAACAACTGGATTTGGTGAGGATTTCCGGGACCAAATTATATTAGATCCACAAAAAGAAAAAATATCAGCATTTTCACTACACGCTGATTCCTTTCTCAATGAAGTTCCAATAACCATAGATGTGAGGACATATTCTGGTGAAAAAAGACATAATGCCATGATGAAAGAAATAGCAAGAATTTTAAAAAAGAATGTAAGAACAACAACTGGTTATATGGATAGGAGGATTATAGGCTTTTCATCGTTTAACAGGGAATATAGGAACATGTTTAGGGCAACAATAGACGTTATTTACAGGGAAGTCGATTCTGTATAATAATTGGGGACAATCTTTATTAACTAAAAGGACTTCAGTATAAATAGTCATGGCTAATAGTGTTAGAACAGGTGCGTTTGGTTATCTAAGATGGGGTTTAGAGACAACATATGGCACCGCAGCAGTTAATCTTAACAAAGTTTTCGGTTTTGAACAGAAAATAACAAACTGGTCATACTCTAACAACAGAGTAGTCCTTTCAGAACTTAATAGATTGTTCCCAAAGACCTTTGCATATGGACAAGCAAGAGGTTCTATTGGCATAGATTTTATTTTATCATCTCCATGGTTTTTTGAGCTATTATTTGATGCAAGAAGCTCAACAATTTCTGGGGCTCCAAACACATATAACTATTCAATATCAAGCAAGGCAATTCAACCATTTACTATTCAGGTTGGATTTGACCAAACAGACCAGGATAACATGAGAAACCTTCAGGGTTGTATCTTAAACACACTTTCTTTAAAAAGTACTGTGGGGGAAACTGTAAGAGGATCTGCTGATGTGGCATATTCTAAAGAGGTTTCCACCGGATTAACATTTGAACCTAATCATCCCACAGAATCAGACACCAAACACTTCAACTTTCCATACACATTTGCACATGGAACATTGGAGTATCCAGACGGAACAGTAATAGCACAGCTTCAGGAGGTAGAAATAACATTCAATCAAAACCCAGATTTACTATACTCTCATTCTAGCAGTGTAGCAACTTCTGCATATAGAAGATTGTTTGAAGTAACAGGAAGATTCAAGGCGTCATGGTTAGACATGACTCAATTAAACAAATTCTATGCACAAATAGCAGCAAACTCACAAACACTAGCAAGAACACAACCAACACTTAATCTTGATTTT